AGACACTGGTTGGGCAGAGGAAGGAACGGGGACAGATGTCCCCTCATCGTCATCCCACTCAGTTAGGGTTCTAGTTAGTGCCGATTTGAAGGCGGTTTGGATGTCAGGCATTTGAGGTTCCTCCTGTAAGTAGCATGACGATTACGATGAAAGCAATGAGTCCAACGGACTGTATTGTGGTGAGTAGTAGATCATCCATCCCTTGCTTGTCGCCAAGCAGTATGCCCTGTATCCAGTCGGACTCAGGCGTAGATTCAGGGGGTGGTGGGGTATAGGTTAGGCCGATCTTGACCTTACCTGTGTCGTAGGGTGGGTTGTTCATTAGTTTCTCCTTGAGTGAATATTATTTGTCCAAGAGTAGACAGAAGTCAATAGGGTCTCCAGTAATATAAATCGGTAATAAGTACTATTACCGCTAACAGAAGTACTACTCTTTCTAGTTTTTCCCATGGTGTCATCATGATGCGTCCTCCTCGTCAGCTTTTAATTGTTTGATCCACGCATCAATGGCCTGCTCATCGTAAAAGGTGAGTATCCAGTCAGCCAACTCATGCACAGGGTTTTGTAGCAAGCAGTCGTACAGCTTATCCAATGCTTCCTTGCCGTAGCGTGCTTCAATTTCTTCTGGTGTCATTTGAATGTCTCCTTGATGTATTCGTTTGCTTCACGTCTGGTATCGAACCCTCGATACTCGCCCTTCTCATCTATCCATTCACCCGAGAAGTTCTTGCCGAAGATGACCCAGATGTCACCTACCCTCTCAGGTTCCCAACAGTTCTGGTCATTGAACCCTTCCATGTATAGCTGGTGCACAACCTTCTTGCACGTTGTATCGTCCACACCCGTGAGCCTCTCCAGTTCAGAGGGGTGGTTCTCTTCAAGTAGTAACGCTATCTTGTCTTTGAAACTATCCATCTTCTCCTCCTTCTGTGCTTGCTCATCGAGCATGCGTTGATGGTCTGCCAACATGTTGGCGTAGTGGTTGTCTAGTCCGTTCATTTACTTTCTCCTTTGGTTATGACTGTCCAACCCATAGCCTCGATGACCTGCGCGATGCTAGGGTCAGGCGTGAAGTTGTACGTGATCGTTGCGGTCTTAGTGGCCTTGTCGATCTGCACAGTAGTGCCCGATCGGGGCACGCCCCACGTACTCTTGTCACTTAGCGTGTCGAACAGTTGTTGCGTCCACCGCATAGCGTTGGCCATGCCCTCTTTAGTTTCTAAGTCGTACATTACTTATCTCCTTTCATACTTCACAATGAATAGCATCGAACAGTGTGCACAGCACAGTCGGTGCGTCGTAGGCTCGGGCCATTTGCTTGGCCTCTTCTAATAAATCGTCAGTCAGCTTGCGCTTGCTCAAGAACTTGATAGCGAACACTGGATCTTCGGGGTACACACACTCGGCGATCAGGTTGATGAGGTCATCGTAGTACCCAGCTTGCGCATCGAACAAAGCATCGAACAGTATCTCTGTCTCGAAGTACTCCTCGTCGTCATACCATTTGGCTGGCGTAATCAGATCGTTCTTAGCACCTATGTCATCTTTGTCATCCTTGTACACGCCATAGCTTGACCACCAGTTCTTGTTGTGTGTGGCGTAGCCGTAGTCCTTGTAGTCAGGCACAGTCGGGTCACGATCAGTAGGCAGTGCCTCCCAGTCAAGCTTGGCCACGGCAATGGCGAGGGCAGCAAAGTGCACGATGTCAAGGTTCTCACGATCACCATGCTCGTTGTAGTAGCCGACACTGATGTTGGTGCACTCGGGTATGTCATCGGTGAACTCAGCGGTGTCGGTGTACACACCCGTGTCGTCAGGAGAGTACATCAGGTTGTCGTTGTGCTCGTTGAGCGCAGACGCAAGGGCTTGGCAGAATACATCTGATGCACATCTACCCATACCCTGATGACTGATGACGCTATCGATACCGCGCCTGTCGAACGCAATCGCACGATCAAACTGTTTCAGTAGCGGGATGTGATGCGTAGCGATGTGCTTAGCCCCGATGCCACCGCACTCCTCGCCTTGGCTGAAGATGTAGTAGCCACGAACACCTGAGTGGATCAAGTGCATGAGCATGGCACAACCCGCACCATCGTCAGCACCGAGAGGGGCGCCGTTGGCATACCAGTGGGTCTGCGTCTTCTTGATGAGGTTGACGCCTGTGTCCTTGTGTACTGTGTCAACGTGAGCGATGAACAGTGTCTTGCTACCCGCACCACGAGCATCGATGTGTAAGTTGCCTGCACCATCAACGAATGTGAATGACTTGAGTTCAGCAGGCAGGTGCTCGAACAGCCATGCAGTGAAGTTGGATACCTCGTGTGTCTTGTGTGGACGTTTGCGGGATAGCGCACGTTCAAGTGTACGTACGATGATGGGTTGTTGTTTACGTTTAGTCATGATTGTTTCCTTAGATTGTTGCGACTGAATTGTTGTGTGCCTGTAGCATTAGTTCACTGCACAGTTCATTGCGCACTAGCTTGTTGAACGCTTCTCTGTCCACACCATTGACAAACACCTGTGTGTAGACACGCTGAGCGTATAGCTTGTGGCCATCGTGTGTGTAGGTCAGGCTGACTGTGACCTTATCCATAGCGATGGAGTAGTCCCACAACATGTGCGTTGTGCTTAGCATCTCCATCGTCAGCATGGTAGCCTCGGGCTTAGTAACGACAGGCGAAGCGACTACGGCAGTGTCGCCGTCCTCATCCTCATCCTCATCGTCAGTAGCAGGGGCGTAGTCAGGGTGATACTTGTCGCCATCTACCACAACGCAGTCAACGGCATCGGTGTACCAGTTGCCTGACTCCTCGCATTGCCAGCACCCCTCGTTGGCCATCAGGAACTCATCGGTGTCCTCGGTACGGCAGATGCGCTCATCCTCGATGTGGAACCAATCACCATTGACCTCGACTGCCTCATCACATGGGACGTACTCGCCGTTGTTAAGCTCGATGATCTCGTTGTCGTCAAGGTAGTCAACGTCATAGCTCTCGCTTTGAGAGTCGACATACACCACGTTGTCGTTGTGTACATGGTACTGAGACCCGCGTCTGCCGTACACATAGGTATAGTTGTCACTGAGACACGACTCACAGACACGGGTGTCCTCGCCTCGTCCGACCCAGTAGCCGTCATCCTCCTCGGTACGATCACCGCAGTCCTCGCAGTCGAAGTAGTCACCACTGTCATCCGTGGGGCAACCGCCTGTCTGGTCGCAGACATACTCGCCATCACTGTCAACCACAATCGCTTTGGCGCCTGCGTCAATCGTCACACGCTTCTCACCGCCGTCAAGGAAGGGTGCAAGGAAGTGATCGCCCGTCTCGTGGTACGCTAGTCGCTCGCCGTCCTCCCAGTAGTTTTCCTTGACGTAGCCCTGCTCGGTGAGCCAGTTCTCCATGCCGTTGTCGGTCTCACTGTACCCGCCGTTGCTCGATGGCCGAGCGTACGTCCTGACGTAGTACTTCTTGCCGTCCTTGGGCTGGGTCATACAAAGCGCACGGCCAACAGTCTCATCACCTTCGATGCGCACTGCCATGTGCCAACCATACTTGGGATCGTATGCCTCGTAGGGATGACGCTGAACGCCGTCAGAACAGCGGATACCTCTGTCGTCACGCCAGACCATGCAAGAGCCTGGCCCTCGGTGCAAGTGGTAGATCATCTCGGCAGTGGTATGCACGAACTGATAGCGAGCCGCTGACCCATGACGGGCAACGAGATCACGTATGGTGTGATCGGGCAGATCAAAGTGGCGAGTCAGATACTTGCCTACAGATGTGACAGTCTGTATGTTCTTCTGACCCTTGGCCTCGTTCTGAGTGTAGGCAATGCGGGTGCGGTCACCCTCGGATATGTGTGGCCATTCAAGCAGCAGTTGATGCCAGTCGATGGGACGCACGAGCTTGATGGATGCATCGATGACGGGGTGCATGGGGTACTTGTCCATCTCACGAATGATCCAGTACCTAGCATCACGCTTGGCGCTGATTGCCTCCATCTCATCCTCGTCATCCGAGAGATGCCATGCCCGTCTGAGGATGCCATCGGTAGTGCGGATGGCTTCACGTGCATGAGCCATGATGGACACCATGTCTTGCCAGTTGTATGTGTTGTCTGTCATTTTGTTTTCTCCTTGATTTATATGAAAGCGATTCAGACTGAATCGGATTTGGTTTCCCTTACTTCATTGAGCAAGTCATACGCAATGAGGACTTGCTTGCCTGCCTCCATCGTTGCCGATAGAGAGCGTTCGTAGATGTCTTGGTTGTGTTTGTCCACATTCTCCAAGCCATTAGCGTTGATGAGATCACCAGCTTGCATGACTGCTCGCCATGCGCTGAACAGATCGTTCTGAATCTTTGCGGGGTTGTGCATTACTTACTCCTGTTGTTGATAGCTTCAAGTGCCTCGTCAGCACAGGCACGCCAAGCGGCCTCGCTTATGAAGGCGTTGTTGGTAGACCATGGCGGTGCAACCTTGGTTTGTTTTGAGTAGGCGTGTATCGCCTCGATCAGATAGGCTTGCATCAGCGCACCTTGTTGTGAGTGGGACATCAGATCGGTTATGAACTGGATGTTTGTTTTGTGTTTGACTTTGCTCATTGCACTGCTCCTGTTGTGATCTCATCGATCGGGTTGTAGTCTGTGATGGTGAATGCGGGATGCTCACCTAGGATGCGGTCACCTGCATTGAAGATGTGGAACACAAAGTTCCTGTCTATCGTGCTTCTCAGCACGTAGTCACGCATCGAGTCGGTCAGGTCAAGAGGCATGACAAGACAGCGTCCCTCCAAAGGGGTGTTGTCCTCGTGCCAGTAGCCCTCGACATTGATTAGTTTTGCGGTACTCATTTGATTTCTCCTTGTGGTTGTGTAAAAAAGATTCAGTCTGAATCGGTTTCGATTCCATTGAGCGTGTTCCATGTGGCAGGAACCGCTTCGTTGTCAGTCATTGCTTCAATAATCTTGATTGCTTTGTGCATCCGTTCGATCTTCTCCTTTCGTTCATCTGTGGGTGCAACCATCTGTCTGCGCTCTAACGTGGCGATCTCTTTGTGTGTCGCCTTCAATAATCTTTTCTTTGCTTCCTCGTGTTGGTCAGGCAGCATTACCCGTTGGAAGGGTACTTTGCGCTTGGCCTTGGGTCTGTGCGGTAACTCCATGAACGCCTGCCCTATGCGCTCCTTAATCTTGGGCGGTATCCAATCAGTCCAATGCTCACCATCGTTGCTGATCGGTGATCCCTTGCCTGTGGCGTTGTGTTCCTTGGCTATCTGCATGGGCGTTTGCTCCAGTAGTTTGGATGGATGGTTCAGTTTGGCTAAGACTTTCTCCATCACTGCAATGTACGCATCGAAAGCGTCAAGCCTTACCGCATCTGTCAGGTCATACTTACGCCCAACTTTGGCACTGTTGAGTTCGTAGCGTAGCGGTGACAGTACGTTTGCCCACTCTGCCTTGCGGTGAGTGCGTGTGATGCGATTGATTCGCCTTGCTTCTTTGAGTTCAGCCACCTCGTCTTTGATTTGCGTGATGGCGACAGGGTGTAGCTTGCGCTTCAATAATCTTTGATGCAGTTCGTTTGGTGTGAGGTTGACGTAGTCTTCGTACATGATAATTGATCCAATAGAGTAGAAGGAGGACAGTTTAACACAGGAGTGTCCGTGTGTGTTGGGCAGTTGCTAAGAAGCGTGTAAGGTCTGAACCCGCATGAACACTAGCGTTGAGCGAAAAGTGTCCGATGTATATAGTTATTTTTTGAAATGCTAAAAGGCATGGACAAAAGTAAACGTCCAAGAGAATGGAGAAATGCTTACCCCCATATATACTCTTATATATATATATAAATAAATAAAAAGTTATATATATTGGACGCAAATTGAGCCACGCCAATGTTCATGCGGGTTGCGGGGTTACACGCTTCTTAGCAAGTTGGTTATACACATGGACAAAATCCTGCACCTTGTGTATTGCTTCAATAATCTTAGCGATTCAGTCTGAATCGGTTTTGTAGTTCAATAATCAAACAAGTCACCTTGAATCTGTTGCTTGGCGAGCCAGTGATCGAACTGTTGCGGGGTGTATGTACGCCCACGATCTTGCAGTCTGTCTCGCTTGTATACGTAGACGACATACTGACTGCCTCCATTGGGGTAATAGTATTGAAGTGCGTAGCGTGTCGCACCTAGTTGAACTGTCTTGACGTCTTTGATGACGGGTAGAAAATAGTTACGCATGATGATCTCCTTTGAGGTTAGTTGATTGCTGAAATTGCGGGGGCATCTGTGCAAACACATACGATGCGTTCAAAACGCTTGGCGTTTTCTAAGGTGTGAACCACTACATTTTTGCCTGTGTGGGTGTAGCTTTCAACACGCATGGGCTTGCCGTGTACTTCAATGATTTGCCCGATGCGGTATTGGGCTTTAGGGATAAATGCGAATTTCATGGTTTTCTCCTTGGGGGTTTAAAAATGGTTGGACAAGAAAAGAAACTACGCACAAGCCTCTCGCTCTGTGCGTTTCTTGGAAAACGATTCAGACTGAATCGGTTTAGGCTGACAGGGCTTTGAGAACCTTGCGTTGCTCTGCAATGGTGAGCTTCTTGAAATCGGCAATAATCTTAGCGACTTTGTCTGTGGGCTCAGTCCTGCCGTGTGATGCCTTGTGACGTGTCGTGCCTTTGAGCATGTGCATGATGTCGTTTTTCACAGTCTTTGCCGTGTTGTACTTTGCGTGAGTACTCACGAAGCGAACCTTCTCAGCCTTGATCTGCCACTTTGCACCTACCTTGGCACACGCCCACTTGATGACGATGGGCTCGCACTCCTCAAGCGTCAGGTAACCTGCATCCTTCATGCCCTGTATGAGCGTAGCACGTGAGTCGGCAAATGTGTCGAGTACCTGAAAGGCTTGTGTTTCGTTAGCGATGAGTTTTGACATGGTGTTTCTCCTTGAAATGTCAGTTGTGCCACAGGGCGAATCCCTATTGGCTAACTCCATTGTGCATACACCCCTTTCCGATAGGGGTTGAGCCCTACCAAAACGATGCATACTGAATCGGTTTTGCCCCTATTCGATGCGTTTTCGACAGGATTCGACCCCCACCATACCCCCACCAGCCCATATGCGAAGGGGCGGCACACACATGTGGGTACACTGTTCCACACCCGCAAATCAAATTTTCAAAATTCCGCCCACAATTCCCAAACGCAAACACCCCACCCCCCTAAAAATTATAAAAATTTCCAAGGTACCATGTCAAACGTTGGACATTACAATATAAAAAAAGCCCCGAACCTTGCGAGCCGGGGCAAAGATGGCAACTGAAACCATCAAGGAGAAGCAATGACTTGCGCCATCACCGAAAAGAAGTGTACACTAACACCAACGAGGCAACAAGTACGACGCCAGTACTAATCCTACGCAATGCTAGAACATTTGATTTACGGCGAGTTTCATCCAGAGGTGGTAGACGCCACCGCGGAAGTCCTGTCTTTTGAAAAGGCGGACACGGCCACGACCATCGACGCCAAAGTCAAAACGGCTCAGTGGCTCAAAGACTTAGAGCTTGATGACGAGGAAGTCGAGAGCAAGGCGGACGCAGAAGCAGCGCGTAAATCGTTTGCAAGTATCGTGACGGGGCAGTCTGTTGCAACAACGCAACAAGCATTGGCAAATGTAAAAGCACCTGCTGCAGTGCAGCATTTGGTTGGAATGCTGACAGCCTACGATTGGGCGTTTGTCGAGCAAGCCAAAGAACTGCGGGGCTACGCAGTGGCGCAGATCTTAAAAGAAGTTGAGCACCCAGACGCCCGCGTCCGCCTCAAAGCGTTGGACATGCTTGGTAAGGTCACGGAAGTGGCGCTGTTTACCGAACGGGTTGAGGTTAAGAAAACTGAGATGTCAGACATAGAGCTAGAGATGCGCATCAAAGAGAAGCTCAACAGGTTCATGGGCGTAATCGATGTGGTCGACGTGACAGAAGATAAAGATGAAGCCTGAGAACTTCACAACTCTGAGTAAGTTGGAACTTGAGGCCATGGCCAAGGCGCTGCCGCACTTGTCCAAACAAGAGAAACTAGAGCTTTTTAGCGATTTGGACTTACGTGAGTCCCGCGCCAACCTACAGGCGGCTAAAACCAACATGCTGGGGTTTGCCACTGCGGTGTATCCGGGCTTTAAGATTGGCCCACATCATAAAAAACTAGCTAAGATCTTCACAGATGTGGTCGAAGGACGTAAGAAGCGTGTGATTATCAACATCGCGCCACGTATGGGTAAGTCTGAGTTCTCTTCCTACCTGTTCCCTGCGTACTTCCTAGGCAAATATCCTGAGAAGAAGATCATCATGGGCACGCACACTGCGGGTCTGTCGGAAGACTATGGCAGACGCATACGTAACTTGATTGATTCAGATGAATACAGAGAAGTTTTCCCCCAGACAATGGTCGCAGATGACCAGAAAGCCGCAGGAAAATGGAGCACCTCTGCAGGGGGCCAATACTACGCCGCAGGCGTAGGAGGAGCTCTTGCTGGTCGTGGTGCTGATCTGTTCGTTATTGACGATCCTCACTCGGAGCAGGACGTAAAGTCAAACTCACGACTTGCGTTTGATACAGCTTGGTCTTGGTTCCAGACAGGCCCCTTGCAACGTCTGATGCCGGGCGGTGGGATTATCATTGTGATGACCCGTTGGTCGCTGTTAGACCTGACTGGGCGCCTGATTGACTACCAGACTAAGAACCCAGAGGCGGTTCCATGGGAGATTGTGGAGTTGCCGGCCATTTTGAACGAGAACGAGGACGACGAGAAGTCCCTGTGGCCAGAGCAGTGGTCACTTGAAGCGCTCAAGTCTACAAAAGCATCTATTGACCCGCGGTACTGGAACGCGCAGTACATGCAGCAGCCCACATCAGAGAACTCTGCCATTATTTCACGCAAGATGTGGCGTATTTGGGAGCCAGATGACCCGCCAAGGTGTGAGTACATCATCCAGTCATGGGATACGGCGTTTGAAACCAAGAACACATCCGACTACTCTGCGTGTACAACGTGGGGCATCTTCTACAACGAGGAAGAGAATGACTCGCCCCAACTTATCTTACTGGATGCGTTTAAAGATCGCATGGCTTTCCCTGAACTTAAGGTGGTGGCGCTTAAGCAGTACAAAGAGTGGGAACCTGATGCGTTCATTGTGGAGAAAAAGGCATCGGGCGGGCCACTGATTCAGGAACTCAGGGCACTTGGGATTCCAGTCCAAGAGTTCTCCCCCAGTCGCGGTAACGACAAGATGGTGCGCGTGAACGCTGTTGCGGATTTATTCAGTTCAGGTAAAGTCTGGGCACCCGACACACGCTGGGCACGGGAAGTGATTGAAGAGGTAGCCGCATTCCCAGTTGGGGAGCACGACGACTTCGTGGATACGACAACACAGGCGCTGCTACGCTTTAGGCAAGGCGGCTTTATCAGTTTAGACACGGACGAGAAAGATGACCTTACGCTCTTTCACCGTAAAAAATACGAATACTACTAGGAACACACATGGCAACGAACATCGACAAAGCGCTGTACCAACAACCTATGGGCATTGACGCGCTGGGTGAGCAAGAGTCCCCACTTGAAATCGAGATTGTTGATCCCGAAGAAGTCACTATTGGCATGGACGGGATGGAGATCACCCTCACGCCCGGAGAAGACGACGATGAAGAAGGTTTTGACGATAACTTGGCCGAGTACATAAAGAGTGGTGCCTTGCAATCGCTGGCGGGCGACTTGGTGTCTGACATCGACAACGACAAGAATGGCCGCAAGGATTGGGAGAAGACGTACGTCGATGGTTTGAAACTACTTGGCCTCCAAATAGAGGAAAGAACAGAACCTTGGAACGGCGCGTGCGGTGTGTTTCACCCCATGATTACAGAAGCCGTTGTGCGCTTCCAAGCAGAGACAATCACTGAGACGTTCCCAGCCCAAGGGCCTGTACGTAGCAAACTCATCGGCAAAGAAACGCCGGAGATGAAAGAGATTGCAATCAATGTCGAAGATGACATGAACTACGAGTTGACGGAAGTCATGACGGAGTACCGCGCTGAACACGAGCGTATGCTCTGGTCATTGCCAGCCACAGGCTCAGCTTTCAAGAAGGTCTACTACGATCCCAACTTGGGACGTCAGGTGTCGATGTTTATTCCTGCGGAAGATATGTATCTGCCGTACGGCACAACGGACTTAGATACTTGCTACCGCATCACGCACGTCATGCGTAAGACCAAGAACGAGATTGTTAAGCTTCAGCAAGTTGGCTTCTACCTTGACATTGAGTTGCCTGACTCACCTAAAGAGTTGACAGACATTCAGAAAGCCAAGGACAAAGAGACAGGCTTTAGTGACTTGAACGACGATCGCTACACCTTGTATGAGTGCCACGTTGACTTGAACCTTGAAGGTTACGAAGACGAAGACGACGCGGGTGAAGAGACCGGCATCATGTTGCCGTACGTGGTCACGTTGATTAAAGGCACGAACGACATCCTGTCAATTCGCCGCAACTGGAAAGAAGAAGATGACCTCCGACTCAAGCGCCAGCATTTTGTTCATTACCAGTACATCCCAGGTTTTGGAGCTTACGGCTTCGGGCTTTTCCACCTTATCGGAGGCTTTGCTAAATCCGCTACCTCCCTCATGCGTCAACTTGTTGATGCAGGAACGCTCAGCAACTTGCCCGGCGGACTTAAAACCCGTGGCCTTCGCATCAAGGGCGATGACACGCCAATTGCGCCCGGAGAGTTCCGTGATGTAGACGTTGGCTCGGGCACGATCCGTGACAACATCTTGCCGCTCCCGTACAAGGAGCCAAGCGCTACGCTGTTTAACTTGATGCAGACCATCGTTGATGAAGGCCGCCGGTTTGCCGCAACTGCTGACATGAAGGTGTCGGACATGTCTGCGCAGGCTCCTGTTGGTACAACGCTGGCTCTGTTGGAGCGTCAGTTAAAAGTGATGACGGCTGTTCAAGCCCGTGTGCACTTCGCATTGAAGCAAGAGTTCAAACTCTTGAAGAACATCATCCGCGACTACACCGACCCAGACTACACATACACACCCGAGTACGGCACTCGCAAAGCTAAAAAAGCCGACTATGACTTGGTGGACGTTATCCCCGTGTCAGACCCCAACGCTGCGACCATGTCTCAGCGCGTTATCCAGTACCAAGCCGTTATTCAGATGGCGCAGATGGCTCCAGACATTTACAACTTGCCGGAACTGCACCGTGGCATGCTGAACGTGTTGGGTATCAAGAACGCTGAGAAGCTCGTGCCAATTGAGGACGATCAAAAGCCAACCGATCCCGTGCAGGAAAATCAAAATGCACTCAAGGGTAAGCCGATTAAAGCGTTCTTGCATCAGGATCACGCAGCGCACATCCAAGTGCACATGATGCTTTTGCAAGACCCGATGATTCAGCAGTTCATTGGGCAAAACCCACAAGCTCCCAAGATCATGGGGGCAATTACTGCGCACATTGCAGAGCACGTTGGTTACCAGATGCGCCAGCAGATCGAGCAGCAGTTGGGTATGCCCCTGCCTCCCGAAGACGAGAAGTTACCACCGCAGATCGAGATTGCCTTGTCCGGCATGATGGCTCAAGCGGCGCAACAGGTGATGATGCAGAGTCAAGCCAAGGCTGCGCAGATGCAGGCACAGCAACAGATGCAAGACCCAGTCATGCAGTTGCAAATGCAGGAACTCCAACTCAAAGGTCAGGAACTTGAGTTGAAGAAACAAAAGATCATGATGGACGCTGCTGCCAAGGCCGATGCACAGGCTTTGAAAGAGCAAGAAGTCAGCGGCAAACTGGAACTAGAAGCTCTTCGCACAGGTGCGCAAATTAAAGAGAGCGAATTCAAGCAACAGTTTGAACAAGAACGTGCCGGCCTCCAATTGGGTGTTGACGTTGCAAAAAGCAAAGAGCAGCAGCTTATGGAAAATAAACGGATGGCTTTGCAGCATCTTTCAACTTTCAAACAGAAAGAGCCTAAATCATGATCCAAGACTTCGTACGCGTTTTACGTGAAAAAATACGCACTGACATGAACAACTATGCCGATGATTTGGCTGGTGGGGGCTGTCGCACATTTGAAGAGTACCAAAAACTCTGCGGGATTATTCAGGGTCTAGCCCTCGCAGAGCGTTATTTAATCGACCTTGCGCAGAAAGTTGAAGAATCAAATGAGTGACATTGATCTTTCCCCCGGTGCTTTTGCACTGCCTGAACCCATCCAAGCTTTGGATGCACCTGAACCTGACTCTAGCGATGAGCAAAAAGCCACGCAACTTCCTATCCCCACGGGTTGGAAGATTCTTTGCGCTGTGCCAGATGTTGACGAAAAGATTGCAGGATCGAGCCTGTATAAACCAGTTGAGTTTATGCGCCAAGAAGAACACGCTACCACCGTGTTGTTTGTTTTAAAAGTTGGCCCCGATGCGTACGGAGACAC